GGGAACACTTCGAAATGAAGTTGCCCGTTATACAGAAGAATTCATCAATACAAATCGTGCATTGGGTGAATTAGGTCATCCAGATACACCATCAATTAATCTTGAGCGTGTATCTCACAAAATTGTATCCCTCAAAGAAGACGGCAATACCTTCTACGGTAAGGCCCTTATTCTTGGAACACCGTATGGTCAAATCGTTGAGAATTTTATCAACAATGACATTCAGGTGGGTGTTTCGTCAAGAGCTTTAGGTTCTCTTGTTCAAACGAAAGAGGGTTACAATTTAGTTCAGGATGACCTAAAACTTGCTACTGCGGCCGACATCGTTGCTGACCCGTCAGCACCAGGTGCTTTTGTGCAGGGTATCATGGAAAATAAAGAATGGGTTTTGGTTAATGGCAAATTTATGGAAGCTGATTTTGACCATGCCAAGAAAACGATTCAGAGGGCTTCTAAATCTCAGATTGAAGAAACCGCTCTAAAACTATTTGAAAATTACCTACGAAAACTTTAATTTTATAAATAAGAAATCATAAGGAGATTCCTAATGGCAACAAATAAACTCATGGAAGCTGCGGCAGACATTCTTTCTCAAAGTAAGAAAAATGCCCCGAGCGAACCAATGCATAAGATGGCTGCCACCATCGATGATGTTGGTGGTCCTACACCAGAAAACTACAAACCGGATGATGACTCCGCTAAGATGGATACGACTAAGGGCGTTCCAGATGGCGCTGCAGGTAAAAATGCATCCTCAATCAAAATGAAACCTTCTAAGGCTTCTCCTGACACTCAACTTCGTATGAACAAAGAAGAAAAAGAGAGTGAAGAAGAAGATGAAGATGAAGATGAAAAAGAAGAAATGAAGAAAAAGTCTATGAAAGAAGATATCGAATCTCTCTTTGCTGATGATTCTACCATTTCTGAAGATTTCAAAGCAAAAGCTGCTACGATTTTTGAAGCTCGTATCCATGACCGAGTTACTCAAATCGAAGAAGAAATCGAAACCAAATATGCTTCAATGCTCGAAGAAGCCGTTGAAGAAATCAAGTCTGACCTGACAAACAAAGTTGACGACTATCTCAACTATGTTGTCGAACAATGGCTTGCCGATAACGAAATTGCTATTGAGTCCGGTCTCCGTGCCGAACTCACAGAAGAATTCATTGCTGGTCTGCGTAATCTGTTTGCCGAACATTACATCGATGTTCCGACAGAAAAAGTTGACCTCGTTGACGAACTTGCTACTAAAGTTGAAGAACTCGAAAGCAAACTCAACGAAGAAATTGAGCGTGGCATTTCTTATGCCAAGGCTCTCGTAGAGTCCCGCAAGAGTGAACTGACCCGTGAAGTTTGCGAAGGTCTCACAACAACTCAGGCTGAAAAAATCAAGTCACTCGCAGAGAGTGTTGAATTCTCCACAGAGGAAGAATACAAAGAAAAGCTCGAGACAATTCGTGAGAACTACTTCCCATCTGGCATTAAAAAGGCCGATGAAACACAACTGCACGAACAAGTTGAAGAACCAACGGAACAAAAAGCGATTAATGATCCATTTGTTGCCGCTGTCTCAAAAGCAATTTCTAAAACCAAACTTTAAGTAAATAAAAGGAGACACTTAATGTATTTGTCCGAATCACTTCAAACCAAATGGGGTGGCGTTCTGGATCATCCGGATCTGGAACCAATCAAAGACCCATATCGTAAGGCCGTTACTGCTGTTGTTCTTGAGAACCAAGCTCAAGAAATGCAAAAAGCTTCTAGCATTCTGCAAGAATCTAACCCAACAAACGCAACTGGCGCTTCTATTGCTAACTTTGACCCGATCCTGATTTCTCTGGTTCGCCGTTCGTTGCCAAACCTCATTGCTTATGATGTTTGCGGCGTGCAACCAATGACAGGCCCAACCGGTCTTATCTTCGCAATGCGTTCCCGTTACTCGACACAAATTGGTACTGAGGCCTTCTACAACGAAGCCAATACCTTCTTCTCTGGTACGAACGCTGCTATTACTGCTGCTCAGTTGGCGCAAATCACCAATCTGACTCTCGCTGCTAACACTACCGAAACCTTCACATCGAACGCCTACGCTGTTCCAGGTATGTCGACCTCGCAGGCTGAAGCCCTCGGTGATGGTGCTGCTGGTAACACCTTCCAAGAGATGGCGTTCTCGATTGAGAAAGTCACGGTTACTGCCAAGTCCCGTGCTCTGAAGGCCGAGTATTCGATGGAACTCGCACAAGACCTGAAAGCAGTTCATGGTCTGGATGCCGAGACAGAACTCGCCAACATTCTCTCGACAGAGATTCTTGCTGAAATCAACCGTGAAGTCATTCGTACCATCTACGGTGTTGCCAAACTTGGCGCCCAAGTCGGTACAACGACCCGTGGTACTTTCGACCTCGACACCGACTCTAACGGTCGCTGGATGGTTGAAAAAGTTAAAGGCCTTGCCTTCCAGATTGAGCGTGAAGCGAATACAATCGCCAAGACGACTCGTAGAGGGAAAGGTAACATTATGATTTGTTCGTCTGATGTCGCCTCTGCTCTTGCTATGGCTGGCATTCTCGACTATCAATCTGCCCTCCAGGGTCAAGTCAATCTGACCGTTGACGATACTGGCAACACCTTTGCTGGTACTCTGTTCGGCCGCATCAAAGTTTACATCGACCCATACTTCCCGGCTGGTTCTACAAACGAATTCGCCGTTGTTGGTTACAAGGGTTCGAATGCCTATGACGCTGGTATCTTCTACTGCCCATATGTTCCGTTGCAAATGGTTCGTGCAGTTGACACCGGTACCTTCCAACCGAAGATTGGTTTCAAGACTCGTTACGGTCTCGTTGCCAACCCATTCGCAGAAGGCACTAACGCTGGTCTCGGTGCTCTGACGGCTCAGTCCAATAACTACTATCGTGGTTTCGTTGTTAAGAACCTGATGTAATTATTAAAGTCCTATAATAAGAACTATAAAAAGGGACTACTTCAAAGAGGCATCTTCGGATGCCTCTTTTTTTATGCATAAATAATTGCATGAGTGAGATAATACTGATTAGTGACTTACTCGACATTCGAGCAAGAAAACTGAAAGAACTTCAATTCTACTCTGAACAGTTAGACGAATTGAAGGTGAAGATGCTTTACATTCAAAAAGAAATTGACCTTACAAATCAAATTATAAAGATGATAGAAACCGAAACAATAATGGACATCGGTTTGCATATTAAAAGAACCACATGACTGCACTTACAAGAAACCCTTCAAATCCAAATCCATTAATTGGCAATAGATTTACATTGAACTTTGGTCGTTTGCCTAATGTTCAATACTTCTGTCAGAATGTGACTGTACCAGGCATCTCTTTATCTGAAGCTGTTTTCAATAACCCTTTCGTTGACTTGTATTCTCCTGGTGAAAAACCAATTTATGATTTATTGAATGTTACTTTTATGATTGATGAAGATTTAACTGCATGGAAAGAAATACATGATTGGATTCGTGCGATGACTTTCCCTGTAGAGTTTGCCGAGTATCGTCAGTTGCCAAAACTGAACAAATACAATTCGGCATCAAATGATTTGAAAAGAGGTAAGTTTCCTCAATTCTCTGATGCCTCAATCAGTATTCTTTCCTCGTCAAATATACCATTGTTTCGTTTCAAATTCCACGAAGTATTCCCAACCACTTTGTCAACATTCATAATGAATACCCAAGATGCACCTGACAATGTTTTAACTGCCGATGCTACATTTCGGTACAGTTACTACGACATTGAAAAACTTTTCTAAGAAAGCTTGACAAACATTTCCCTTTGAGATATACTCCTATACGGAGGTAATATATTATGAAACAAATCGAAGAACTGTTGGAAGAATGGCGCAAGGACTCTGATATTGATAGAACAGAGCCAGGCAAAGCTTTGCTCGACATTCCTAAACTGCATAGTAAGTATCTGAACATTCTATCACAACATCGTCTTTTGTCAAAGCAAGCCGAATTCAAATTCAACAAGATGAAGAAGTTGAAATGGGAATACTATACTGGCAAGTTAGATGACGATGATTTGAAAAAGTATGGATGGGATCCATTTCCTTTTGTGTTGAAATCCGACATCACTACATATTTGGAGAGTGACGAAGACTTAAACAAATTCACGGCACAAAAAGTTATGCATGATGAAATTGTTGATGTCTGTACCGCAATACTCAAAGAACTCAACTCTAGAACTTTTCAGTTGAGAGATTATATTTCATGGGAAAAATTTATCCAAGGTGTCTGATTTAATTTTACATAAGAAGAATGAAGCCTATATTCAGGTAGAGTGTGACAAGAGTACCGCACAAGAACTATCTGACTTCTTTTGCTTTTTCGTTCCTGGTTATCAATTCACACCTGCATATAAAAGTAGAGTGTGGGATGGTCGCATAAGACTTTTTGACCTTAGAACTTTTACCATCTATCATGGTCTTGTTCATTACATCATTAAGTTTTGTAAAGAAAGAAATTACACATACGAAGTTGATGATGCAATTTCAACTACCGAAAACTTCTCACTCATTGAAGCGGTAGACTTTATTAAAACTCTTGGACTTCCATTTGAGCCAAGAGACTATCAAATCAAATCGTTTGTCAATGCAGTAAGAAACAAGCGAATGTTATTGCTTTCGCCTACTGCATCAGGCAAATCTCTTATCATCTATCTTATCATTCGTTGGCTGCAAGAATCTGGATATGAAAGAGGTCTTTTAATTGTACCGACAACATCTCTCGTTGAACAGATGTATAAAGACTTTGAAGACTATGGTTATGATTCAGAGGAAAATTGTC